GGTGGCTGGCGAGCGTGTAAAGGTGCAGGTTTTCCGCAAACAATCACATAAAAAATCAAACGGCTTTCACTGATTAAAAAAAGTGCTATTCTTAGCCCCTGAAACGCGATTAGGGACCCCTATGAGCCTTAGTCTTGAAACTTTTGACGAAACACAACAATTACGCCTAGAACTGCGTCTGAAGCAGTTAGAGAAGCTTGAAGCTTGTCAGGATGAATTTATTCCATTTGTAAAAAGCATGTGGCCCGGATTCATTGCAGGGCGGCACCACTACATTATTGCCGAGAAGCTAGAAGAAATTGCGAGCGGCAAGTTAAAACGTTTGATCATCAACATGCCTCCGCGGCACACGAAGAGTGAATTTGCATCATTTCTCTTTCCTGCGTGGATGATCGGCCGTGATCCGTCGATGAAGATCATACAGGCTACTCACACGACTGAACTGGCCGTGAACTTCGGCCGTAAGGTCAAGAACCTGCTGGAGACTGACGAATACCGTGAAGTCTTTGAAGCGACCCAGCTATCGGCAGACAGTAAGGCATCGGGCAGATGGGACACAAAATCCGGTGGTATGTACTATGCCGTGGGCGTTGGTTCGAACTTGGCGGGCCGTGGTGGTGATTTAATTATCATTGACGACCCCCACTCGGAGCAGACGGCGATGTCGGCCAGTGGTTTTGAAAATGCGTGGGAGTGGTACACCGCGGGTCCCAGACAGCGTTTACAGCCGGGCGGAGCGATAGTTCTGGTACAAACCCGGTGGTCCGAGAAAGACATGACGGGAAATCTGATTCGTCAGATGACTAAAGATCCGAACGCGGATCAGTGGGAGGTAGTCGAGTTACCTGCCATATTACCGAGTGGCGAGCCGACGTGGCCTGAATTCTGGAAACGGGAGGAACTGGAATCGGTCAAGGCGTCGATACCGCCTTATCAGTGGAACGCGCAGTATCAACAGGCTCCGACCTCGGAAAGTCTGGCGATCCTGAAGCGTGAATGGTTTAATTTTGCTGGATGCGAAGAAGGGGCGTTGGGATTTTCCTGAGTTGAAGGAGATTGCGCTGGAGGCGTACAAGTATTGGGAGCCAGAAACGGTAATTATTGAGGCAAAAGCCACAGGGACCCCTCTGACCCACGAATTACGGCAGGTTGGCATCCCGGTGGTAAATTTTACGCCGAGCAGGGGTAATGATAAACTTTCTCGGGTTCATGCTATCTCTCCGCTATTTGAAGCTGGTATGATCTGGGCTCCGGATGAAACGTGGGCGCATGAAGTGATTGAAGAATGTGCATCGTTTCCGAATGGGACGCACGATGACCTGGTGGATAGTACCACTCAGGCGTTGATGCGGTATCGACAGGGCAACTTTGTTAGTTTGCCCAGTGACGACTGGGAAGACTTTGGGAGTGGACAGACGATGATATCGGCAGCAGCGTATTATGGCTGAACCAAAACCTACCTTTGCGGAATTGTTGGCGCAATACGAAGAATCACGTCCCAAGGCGCTCGACGAACGGTTCACGCAACCTGTTCCACCAGAAGCGGGTCCGTTTCAGCAGATCATCCCAGAAGAAGAAACTTACCGAGACATGGCCGAAAGGACTCTGGCTGGTGTTTTAGGTGATGACCGGCAAGCGTTCCGTCGAGCCGGTAAGTTATTAGACACGGCAGACCAGCTACCTGTTCTTGGCGATGCTTCTGCAGCAGCGGATGTTATGCAAGCCGTAAAAGACCGCGACATGCTTGGGTTGGGTATTGCGGGCTTGGGAGTTATTCCCGGCATGTCCGGTATGGCTCGTAAAATTAGAGGATCTGTAAACGAGCAAATGGAACTACCTTTTGAAACACGGGCTTCGGACCAGTTGTTTTCAACGACTCCCACTACAGAAGATCCTTTTTCTGGACTAAGAAATGAAATAAATAGACTGGATCAAAAAATCACGAGGCTTGATTCAGGGCTTGTTCAAGATCAAGCGTCAGCGTCTCTCAACAACGCAACGTTAGATCCTAGAACGATACAAAATACTCAAGAAAACATAAGTAAATTGGCCAGACAAAAATATGACTTGGAAGACCAACTACAAGATTTGATAAAAAGGCAAACGAACGCGGACCCTCGTTTACAAAGAGCCGTAGACCTTGGTTTTGATATTACCCGACCTGTTTATCACGGCACCAACGTAAATTTTAGAGAATTTGATCCAAAAAAACGCGGGACGTACACTGAGGCTAAAGACGCAAAGTTAGGTTTTTTCTTTACCGATAACCCTCAAATGGCTTCAACCTATGTTGAAACTGATTTAGAACCCTATGCTACTTCAAAAAACTTTTTGATTAGAGCGGCAGAAAAATTTACAAAAGGTTTTTATGGAAAAGCCAACGACGCGCTTTTAAAAGCGTTTGGTCAACAACCTTTAAATCCCGAGGCTCCTCAAGTCCTTCCTCTTTTTTTAAGAAGGGGCAAGGAAAAGATGGTTATTCCGTTACGTGGCAAACAAGGCAATGAGTATAAAGAAGAGTTTTTTACTCAAGAACTTAAAAAAGCCCAAGAGGAAGGCTACGACAGTGTTACGTTCCGTGATGTAGACGATGTTCTATTTAGGGAGGGAAGCGAAAAACCCGAAGTTTTGACTGGGAACGTAACTATTGTGTTTAATCCTGCAAATATTCGCTCAATTAACGCGGACTTTAATCCAGATGCAAAAGATTCTGCTGACTTAATGTTAGCAAAAGGTGGTATGGTAACCAACATGAATAGACCAGTTATGTCACGCGGACTGTCCAATCTGATCCGTAACTACAGTCAGGGACCCCTAGCACGACTAGATGTTCCACGTGAAACCGTGCCGGTGCAGGGGATGTTTGAGGGTGGTATGCCACGTAACTTTAACCCCTTTGCCACGGGCCGTGAACTCACTGAAAGGGAAGAAGAAGTGCAAGCCCAGATGGCTGCAGAGGCGTTAGCTGATGATGCGCCGTTACCCCCTATCCCTTTGAACCAAGCGCAACAAAAAGCCTATAGGGCTGGTTTGTTACAGACCGCGGATCTTGGCTATGGCCGTCCGGAAAATAACGAATTTTTGTACATTGGAGACACGTCGGCAGATCCTTATGTAGCCCCCGTTACCTCTACGGTGACACAACCTCAAGGCACGTCGGGCACCGGCGATACCTCCCCTATCGAAGACGGTCCTGCTAGTCCCCCTATACAGGATACGATAGCAGATGCCCCGTTAAGTGACCCGACTGTGCCGTTTACTCCGCCTTCGCCTGTTGATCCACCACCTCCGGTAATAGTAGATGATCCACCGCCGCCTCCGCCGCCGCCACCGCCTCCGCCCCCTGTGGTAGTAAACGGTACGCCGCCGTCGCAACAACCAACGAACCCGGTGGGTATGGGGCGAACCCCTGACCAAGTAATGGCAGACAGGGCGGCAGAAGAAGCAGCAGCAGCCGAGGCTGAACGTATACGGCTCGCGAACCTTGCAGCACAGGAACAGTTAGCTGCAGAACAGTTAGCGGCCCAGCAGCAGGTAGCACAGGATAATTTAGTGCCGTTGCCTCCCGTAGATCCCACTCCAGCAGATACGTTGGATCAGGAACTGGCACAGGAGTTAGCGGATCAAGCGACCACCCAGTTGGCTGCGCAACAGAATTTAGACACGCAGGTTCTTGGGGCTGAACAGCTTGTAGACCAGCAAGCGGCAGACCGTGCGTTACTCGAAGCACAACTGACTAATCAAGACGATCCCACGGCCGTGTTCCAAGCACCCGCACCAGATACCGTGGACCGCGGTTCTTTTGGAGTGCCCCCAGCAATAAGTACACAAGCAGTTGATCCGAATGCTCCGAACTTTTTGGTAGCAGACATGATTGACGACTACACCAGCGGTTACGCACCGACGCTGGGTATGGACATCAAAGAAACGGTATACCCTTACCAGGGTTTGACCGAACAACAAATGCAGGACCAAGGCGTCTATCAGGCACAGGTATTCCAGCCTATGCCAAAACTTAGCTTTGGTAGCGGAAGTCAAGAAGGCGAGGAAGGTGAGGACACAGATCAGACAGCTACCGGATATCCCAAATTGGATTTTGGTTCAACAACT